TACTCGAATGCTCTATATATAACTCGAGTAACGTCAGATTCTGCTGCATCTGCTAACAGCACATACTTCGAAGCAAAGTATGAAGGTGCACTCGGTAACTCTCTCCAGGTTGCGGTAGTATCTTCCGCTTCGTTTTCTGATACACTTGCTGCGGTTGGAGACGCGACAGGTATCTTTAACTTTAACTCTAACACGGTAAACCTATCTCTTGAAGACGAGATCACAACTGCGCTTCAAGTAGATGATATAGTTCGTATCGGCAATCCAACGATTGGTTATCAAGATTTAATCGTCACCGCTTTCACGGACAACGAAGCAAACACTACGCCGTTTACATACAGTGTTAGTTTTAAGAACAGATACACTCTAACGGAAACGGATATGGCGTTTCTTAGCCTAGAAAGAAGATGGGGATACGGCGACCGCGTAGGTGCTGCTCCATCTAACAATACTCTAGTTCATATCTCTGTTATTGATAAACTAGGAACAATCAGCGGTATCGTAGGAAGCGTTCTTGAACTATACGAAAACGTATCAGTTTCATCGTCTGCAAAACTTCCAGATGGAACGACAAACTACTATGTTGACGTAATTGCAAACCGTTCCGCATACATTAAAGCGATCGGGACTGACGCTGCGCTAGGCGATAACACGCCATCCGCTGCACTCACAGGAACGTTTACATCCCCGATCTATGGAGCTCTAAGCGGTGGTTCTGACGGTGACGGTGAAGCTGCAATCTCTCTTGGAAAAGTTGCTCTTGGATACGATCTCTATAAGGATCCTAACGAGGTTGACATCTCTGCGCTTCTAACCGGCAAGTCATCAAGTTCTAACCTTGCTAACTATCTAACACAGAACATAGCAGAGTCACGTAAAGACTGCGTTGTGTATGCGTCTCCGACGTATGCTAACGTTGTAACACCAGCAAATCCAACCGATAAGATGAACAACGCGATTGCATTTAGAAATAGCTGTACATCGTCATCCTATCTTGTGATTGACACTGGATACAAGTATCGTTACGATAAGTATAACGATGCATATCGTTGGGTTCCACTTAACGGTGACATTGCAGGTCTATCAGCTCGCATCGAGTCATGGGAGTCTCCGGCTGGATACAAGCGTGGTGTTATCAAGAACGTCGTAAAGCTTGCATTCAATCCAAACAAAGCACAGCGAGATCAACTTTACGGCAGCGACATTAACCCAGTCATCGCGCAGGTTGGGCAAGGTGTTCTTCTGTTCGGTGATAAGACTGCTCTTGGAACTGCGACAGGAAGCGCGTTCACTCGCATCAATGTTCGCAGACTCTTCATCACTGTTGAGAAAGCAATCGCCACTGTGGCTGCTTCGTTCCTCTTTGACTTCAACGACGAGTTCACTCAGACACAGTTCAAGAACTTGGTCGAACCGTTCCTTCGTGACATTCAAGGAAGAAGAGGTATCATAGACTTTAGAGTCGTCTCTGATGCTACAGTAAATACACCAGACGTAATCGACCGTAACATCTTTAGAGGCAACATCTTCATTAAGCCAGCGCGTTCAATCAACGTGATCGAGCTTACATTCGTTGCGACTAGAACCGGTGTAGAATTCGATGAAATCGTTGGTCAGCCACTCTAATAAATAAAGAAAAAGGAGTATAAACATGGCCTTCAATATAAACGAATTCAAATCACAACTAGTAGGAGGAGGAGCGAGACCATCGCTCTTCCAAGTCCAAATTACAAACCCAATCAATGCTATCGCCGACTTTAAAGTTCCTTTCATGGTAAGAGCAGCTGCTCTTCCTGAGTCAACTACAGGATCATATCAGATACCATACTTTGGACGTTTCATAAAGTATGCTGGAGATAGAACGTTTGCCGACTGGACAGCTACAATCATCAACGACGAGGACTTCCTTGTTCGTAACGCGATGGAAGCTTGGTCAAACGCAATTAACTCTCACGACTCAAATACGAGAGCTCTACCACAGACTTATAAGTCGAACGCAATCATAACTCAGTACAGCAAAGATGGTAGACCTCTTCGCACGTATGTATTCGAAGGAATTTATCCTATCAGTATCGGTGCGATACCGGTTGCTTGGGAAAACACAGATCAAATTGAAAACTTTGATGTCACATTCCAATACGATATGTGGAGAGTTGAAGGCTCGACTGGCATTTCCACTACTTAATAGTTGATAAAGGAATTGCTAATTGGACTGTTTTGTAATACCGTTTGGTAAATCACAGAACGATATATTTCACGGCGGGATCAAATCCCGCCACATGATAGATATTATGAAAGACGCTGCGACCTCTTTAGGCACTGCTGATTGTTTTATCAATAAGATACTAAAGAATGGCGAAGCAAGGAGATTGAAATAATGCGTGTATTTGGATTTGAAATCAAAAGAGAAATCGGCGGAGCCGAAGAAGAAAGAGCTGTCTCTTTTGTAGAACCTAACAACGACGAAGGCGCAATCACCATAGGAAACTCTCTAGGAGGATCCTATGGTATCGCTATTAATATGGAAGGCGACGCCAAGACTGAAGGCGAGCTTATCACCAAGTATCGTGGAATGGTAATGCAGCCTGAGATTGCACAGGCCGTAGACGAAATTGTAAACGAAGCAATTAACGTCGATAGTCATGAGAATGTTGTAGAGATTATTCTTGACGATACAGAATTACCAGACAAAGTAAAAGATCGTATCGTCGAAGAGTTTGAAGAAGTGCTACGTCTTCTCGACTTTTCCAACTACGGCTATGATATTTTTCAGAAGTTCTATGTAGATGGAAGATTGAATTATCATATCATTATTGATAACGAAGATCTGAAAGCTGGCATCAAAGAGCTACGCTACATTGACCCACGTAAGCTTCGTCTCGTCAAAGAGATGGACGAGAAGTCAAAGGATCCGCACTCCGGTATACCTCTTAAGAAGATCAAGAAGGAGTACTATCTATACTCCGATTCTGGTTTTGGTTCAAAGTCAACAACGAGCAATGTTAACTCTGGTCAGACGGTTCAGGGATACCGCATCGCAAAAGATTCCGTTGCTCGTGTAACGTCTGGTCTCATGAATGAGACGAATTCGCTTGTACTATCGCACCTGCATCCTGGTATTAAACCTCTAAACCAACTGCGTATGCTTGAAGATGCGACTGTTATCTATACGATTACCCGTGCTCCGGAAAGAAGAATTTTCTATATCGACGTCGGTCAGTTACCAAAGGCTAAGGCTGAGCAGTATCTACACGATATGATGACTCGCCATAAGAACAAACTACAGTACGACTCCGACAGCGGTGACATTACAGACGGTCGTAAGTTTATGACAATGACTGAAGACTTCTGGTTCCCTCGTCGTGGCGGCGAGCGTTCCACAGAAGTTGACATTCTTGCTGGTGGATCCGCGCCCGCTCTAAGCGGTGACGAAAACCTTCAGTACTTCCAAAGAAAGCTTTATAAGTCCCTTAAAGTTCCGATATCACGTTTAGAACCAGAGACTATGTATAGCTTCGGCAGAGTGTCCGAGATATCAAGAGACGAACTCAAATTTAGTAAGTTCATTCGCCGTCAAAGACTACGTTTCTCTGGTATATTTGATCTCTTCTTAGAAAAGCAACTCATTCTTAAAGGTATTCTCGATCCTGAGGAATGGGCTGACATAAAGAATAAGATACGATATGACTTCATGAAAGATAACTACTTCGAAGAACTCAAGCAGACGGAAATACTTCGTGAAAAAGTAACGATGCTTAGAGATATCGAGGAACAGATCGGTAAGTACTACTCAAGAGAATGGGTTATCAAAAACGTTCTATTCATGTCAGATGAAGACATACGTGAAATGAAAAAGCAGATCAAGAAAGAAACTGACGAAGGCTTGTACGACGTTGGTATGCCTGATGATGAACAACCTCCAGCACCAGCAGATCAGCCGCCAGAAAATCAGCAACAGCCTCCTCAGAATGATCAAGAGGCCGAAGAATCATTAAAAGTTATAAATAATAAAGTAAAACCATTCAAAAGAGGGCTTAAAAGATGAAGACTCTACGTCAAATAATATCAGAGGTCTCTCAGCCAAAAGCAGACGACGAAAAAGATTTCAAAGATAAGCATATCGTAACAAAGGTTCAGCATCCTGTAGCTACAGATCATACTTTCACTGGAAAGCTCGGAAAGGCTCCTAAGCGTCGTGCGGATTATAACAAGGGCGAGGACGAAGCTGTCTATGAAAATAGCTTTAAATCGCCAACTGCAGCTGGCGGAGAATACGACTCAGAAGATAGTCACCAGAAGTATAAAAAAAGTAACAAGTCTTCTAAGACAATGAAAGAAGCAAAGAAGATGGACCCGGTCGGCAAGGAAGATGACGACATTGATAACGACGGCGACACGGACAAGTCTGATAAGTACCTTCACGCTCGTCGTAAAGCGATTGGTAAGGCCATGTCTGAAAGAGTAAGAGAACCATACGCGATTGGTATGGCTGCTGCTATGAAGGCAACCGGAGATAAGCCACCTCTAAAGAAAAGCACAATCACTAA